TACCATTGTAGTCAATAGCTTTCCAGCCACCATCCAGAGTCATCGTATTGACATACCTTCGGTCAGCACGACACAGCTCTGTGTACTCCCTCCTAAGAGCCCGCGTAGTGAGAATGAGGTCAGGACCATAATCCTTCCCTGCCTTTTCCTCCACAGTATCAAACATCTTATCCATCAGAGTGAGGGTCAAGGCTCTCTGGCCCTTGTATCTTCCTGAAGGATGGTCATCAACATTTGCTTGCCACCATGTATAGGTCTCACTTGAAAGTCCCTGGAGGGCATCAACGTAAAGGCCATCACCTGCCAGCTGTGGGGTATTTGTAGCATCATAGAGCATGATCTCTTCCATGTTCTGATCAGTCACAATTCCCCTAAGACCCATCATTTCCAGCCTGTGATCACTTCCACTTTCTGTCCACACATCTAAAGAAGCTGGCCTTACGAACCAGTCACCTTCTGAAGGTGTTCCAACACTGGTACATGTGATAGTATCAGTATCAGTTCCTTTTGAAACTGCGGAAACCGCAAGGCTCGTAGACCCTACAGTATAGGTTGCGGAAGTGCCATCCAACGAGGCAACTTCACACAGAACCCCATCATTCCTTTCAGTCAGGTACTTAGCTCCGAACGTAGTTCCAAAGCCATCACCACAAGCTGTGTTGTTCATATACTTCTTAGAGAGAACTATAGATGTACTAGTTCCACTCGACCATCGAGCAATCAAGCCCCAACCACAGCCCCAAAGCATCCGATTAACCTCTTGCTTGAGATCGCTTGTAATACCTCGGATTTCAGAATCAAGGGCCTTAGCATAAGCACCCCTTTCATCTCGAGTAGCTGCAATCGTAGGTCCGTTCACCCGAATCCTGCCATAGATATACTTGGTAGGAACCGTTGCAGTTTTATAAGCCTGATACGTAGCTGTTGGCAACGAATCTCCGTCAGCCCTCGCACCAGTACCCGTTGACCTTCCATAGTGGCATTCTATCGTAGCATCTTTACCACTAACATCTTCCTCGTTCACATCTATCAAATCACTCAGAATCGTAGAGTGATTCAATTGCTCCTGAATCGCAGGAAGATAGAAAGTCTTCAGGACTTCATCATAAGTGCTGATAGTAGCATAAGCCATTCTATCTCCTCCTAGGAACCAGAGGTAGCTTTCTCAATATACTCGATGGCAGCTTGCTTAGGACTAATAGCATCCTCGTCTCCTTTCTTAGGATCAAAACTAAACTTCTTGCCCTTAAAAAGGACTCCGGCACCGCCACCTGCCTCTTGTTCCTTCATCTTATTAGCATCAAAGTCCTCCAGATTAACTCCAAATTCCTCTGCATGCTTCTTCCTAAGTTCACTCAATTCCCCTGTCCTTACCTTACTGAGCATCTCTGCGTGATCCCATAGACTCTTAGACTTATCTGCCATGGCACTGCCAAAGACTTGAGAAATATCACTTTTAGAAAGATTCGGGAACTTCTCTCCAACCTTCTCTTCCAGTTGTAATCTGATCATATCCCCTTGAGTTTTGTCAACAAGAGAAACCCTCTCCGCCAGCTTATTAATGTTCTCCATATGAGGGCTAAGCGCCTTGCTTATAATAGCCTCTAACTTAGCATCCCCAGTCAACTGACTTGTATTGTCCAAGTTTCCCCCCTTGTCTAGATTAAGAAGACTTGCCAGATCATCCTCGGCTTTCTGGTTTCCAGAATTCCCTAGATCTCTCTTCTGCTGAATTAACTTCCCATGCTCATCAATCACTTTGTTCTGTATCAAATCACTAACGACGTCAAACGCTCCCTCCGCCTGAGCCAAATAAGTATCTACATCAACGCCATACTTCTGCGCTGCGCTCAGCACCGCTGCCACCTTCTGCGTCTTCTCAGTAGCTGCTTTCCCTTGATTAATAAGATTCTGGACATCCTCCGCTGAGTAGTCCTTCCCATCAACTGTGATCTTTCCAGCACCCTTAGTCTCTTCAGACCGGTTGCCTTCCTCAATCTTTTTTACCATTTTCTTTTTTCTCCTTCTCCTTAGGAATTTCAATCAACAACTCTTTCAATCCACCTGCCCCACGAGTGTATTCCATCAGCATCGGAACCATCCAAGGAAACTTGACCCTTCTAAACTTAGTCAAATGCTTCTGTGCCTCAATGGGGAAGTACTCCAGTTCCTTACCATCCAGAGTGTCTAAAGATTTCTGCAGATCTTCCCACTTCTCCTCTCCCTCTATAAAACTTTCTACAAAGGAATTCCACTTTTTCATCAAACCTACTCTTGTCATACTCTCTACCCCCTTCTTTTCTCATTCAGATTAACAACCTTTTCCCTTTGCTTAAGCTGCTCTTCGAGAAACTTAATGTGAAAAGCTTCATGATTCTGCAGTGTCACATCAAGCACCAGATACCCCTGAGGATCTTGCTCTTTCATCCTTTGCACTAATCTAGACTTCCTAAACCTTCGATGAACTGCAAGATGAGCATTGTGATTATCATAGTCATTTGCAGGAATCACAACTCCAGGATTCCCAAGCATAGTCCTATTCTCCATCTCAGCATTCTGCTCATCCAAATGCGTCTCGCTGTAAATATCCTCAATAATAGCATCATCAAGCAACTTAAGAACCTTTCTTCTAGTCCTCGGATCAGCCAGATCCCCATACAACCCTGCCTGATACCGATCCATGATAGTCTTCTTCCTCACTACCCTCGAGTCCGGAAGGGAACTATCCTTCTTAACACTAACATCAGTGTTATTCCTCAAATCAGCACCGATAAAACTCATCACTTCAAACTTATCAGCCTCAGCTGGAATCTTAATCATCCTCTTAGTGTCATAACCCTTCTGAACCCTCTGCAAAATCCTATGCATCACAGCTTCAATACTCTCTTCAAAAACCGCATGCGTAGGAATATTCCCCATATCATCAGATTCCAGCAGAAGCTCTACCATATCCCCACTCCGAATATCACTCCTATTAGTCCCCTGAGTGACCTCATGCTGGTGATATAGCTCCATAAGTCCTTGTGCAACTAACTGCAAAGCCCTTTCATAAGTCGCTGGAAGCCCTTTCAACTGAAGAATCTCTGGCTTATGCCCCATCACAGGGGTATAAAGCAACTTCTGCCCATGCGTATCATCTGGCTCCTCATCCATCTTACTCCCCCGAGGAACCAAATACTTCCCCCTAGCCATAGTCCTATTAAAGTCTATAATATCCGCCAGGGTCTTATTATGAATCTTCTGGAGCCAAATGGCAGCTTCACTCGTAGCCATTCCCCAAAAAACTCCAGGAATCTCAATATCCTTAAACTGCTCCATATGATAGTGATTGAATGGGTACTGGCTCTTCTCGAGAATAACCTTATTAGCCCCTGCAAGAAAAAGCCCATTCTTAAACTCTACATTAGGCTTCACATACAGCTCAATCAACGTAGCTCCCTCAATTTCATTCGTCGAATGTCCTGCCGGATTCCAAAGCATTCCTACATCCGTAGTCCCTGCAGGTCTATCTTCACTCGTAACCTCCTTCCCCCTCTTATAATTAGCAGCCAGATACTCTAAACTCCTATACTTCATCCGAACCATCCAAGGAAACGCATGAATGTCTGTATCTCCAAAACCACTCACAGGAAACCCTACCTCAAAAGGACTCCATACTCCACAAGTAGCATCCCCTAAATACTTCAGCTTCCCATCCGTCGGATCTACCTCCACAGGCCCTTTAGTAGGATCCCAAGCATCACTCAAAAAGCCATTCCCTGTGCTATAAATCCACCCTCCCAGTTCTCTAACCTTCTTCTTCATCCGGTCATTCCACCAGAAGTGCTTCAGAAACTTAGTCCCTACCCTTGCTGCTTCAATATCTTCTTGATCACTCGACCCAGGCACCACCCCAATAGTCGGATTATTCTTAATTAACCTCGAGATCTGTTTCCTATACCTTGGGAGGATTTTATTGTCAACTACCCTAGTCTTTCCCTTCCTCAGAAGAATCTGTTGGAGCATCTCAGCAGTCTGATTATAGAAAACATACTGTCTCCCTGCAAGAAAACTTATCGTAATCAGCCACCTTCTCTCAAAAGGTCTCCTCAGATCCTTCGCTAAATCATACTTCCCTTTCAGAAAGCTCCAATCCTCATCCTTCTTCTTCGAGACCTTTCCACTTCCTTTCAACCACCCCTGCACACTCTTCTTATCTGTCCTCAAGTGATCCATTCCTACTCCCCTTCCTTCCGATAAAGCTCCCTAAAGAGCAATTGCAGTCTCTTACTCGCCTCCACATCTTCAGGCCTAGCCCTCTTCCCTGTAGCCGTATCAATTCCCTCTACAAATCTCGAAGGATGAGCAAGACTCTTAAACCTTGAGGGAAAATGCCCACTCTCATCAGGCTTAGCACCTGCTCTCCAAGCTGCTTCATAGTCATAATGATGCCTTAGGTCATAGGGATCTGGACTCAACCTCAGCAGTGTCCGATACAAATCATACCAGTCCTTAAAGTCTCTCCTCTCCTCTTCCTCCAACACTCTCATCATCTCAACTCTTCCCCCGCTTGAATAATCCCTGAATCTCTCCACCACTTCCTAAGCATATCCCTCGCTTCCCTCTCAGCTTCCCTACTCATATCCGTAGCATAACTTCCCACTTCCTTCACATTCATCCCTCTTTCTATCCCTTCACTCCAAGCCTGAGTATAGGCCATCTTAGCAGCTTCCAACCCAGCCTTAGTCAAATAATAAGCCTCCAGATCCTCTTGCCGAGGCATTCTCTCAACTCTCTTAATCCTAGGCATCATCCCATAATCTGGCATTTCAAACCCCTCTCAGCATTGATTCATAAATTGAATCAATCCTTGATTTCCAACACTTCCCCAGCCATCTCATCATCCTCCCCAAGGGGAATTTCCTCCCCAGGGGTCTCGTCAAATCCTTCAGCGGTGTAGGTTTTATAACTCTCCCAACTGGTTGCCATAATCCTGTCGAGAAGTTGCTGGTTCTCCTCCTTCAACCGATTGATCTCAGCCTCCAGAATGATTCTTGTTCTCTCCTCCAAGAGCACTGTGTCCATTGTATCCTTCAATTCACCCAAGAGGGCGAATACCTTCTTTTTGAAAAACATAGCTATTTCCTCCTTCTTTTCTTCCCTTGGGTCCATCCTCCTCCCTTTTTCTTCTTAATCCCAGTAGACTTGACACAAGCTCCATAAGCTTGGCTCTTAGACTTCCCCTTCTTCATAACCTTCCTGACACATCTGTCTAGCTTAGCAGGCATTCTAATCCTCCATTATGTCTCTAAGTGTTCGAATGTTCTGGGCTCCCCAATGAGGATAAATGGTATAGGAGGGTTCTTCCCTCTCCCTATCTCTTCCGAAAAGGCCTCTCCAGAAGCCTCCCCAACTATCCATTCCATAGAAATCTCGAATGTTGCCGAAGAATCCTCGAGGACCAAAGACTCCATAGTCCTCTTCCTCCCTCTGAGGCTCCATGTCATATTCCCTTTCCATCTCCGAGAGCCTTTCCTCTAGCCCTCTTCCTCGGATAGGTCTGAATCTATCTCTGGAGAATCTAGGCATCTTTATGTCCTCCCTTAGTAGTAAATCCCACTTCTGTATCCAGGAACAATGTGACTCTTAACAGTGCTACCTCCCCACCATCCTCCAGGATCTTGCTCCTCTTCCTCAACGGGAGCTCCCATAGCATCTGCCCACAGACCTTCCCAGTCAAATCCTTCAAACCCTTCTCCCAGATCTCCCATATCCTCTCCGAAGAGTTCCTCAAACATCTGAGCATACTCATCGAGCTCTCCACCAAGACCACTTGATCTCGACAACCTAGCCCCTGTTGCCATCCTTGAAGCATCAGGCGTTGATGCTACTCTCATCGTAGCCATAATTCCCCCTCCATAAAATCATCATCCCTCTTAAATGCTTTCTTAGCCACTATCGTTGCCAAACAAGCCTCTTCCAACGAAGGCTCCTTGATCACCTTAGCTTCTTCCAAAGTACTCTCTACAATCTCTCTCAAGCCTTTCTGCTTAGCCTTTCTCGAAGCCTCTTCAACCGGAGCTATCTCATCCACCTGCAGAGCTATACCGAATGAAATAACTGCATCATCATGGCAACCACTCTTAGCAATAGGCTTCCCTGTCTTATTATAAACAAAGGTCATTAGTTCCCCAACTAACCTTTGATTATTCAACCTTCCTGCCTTGTCAAGCAAATAGCTCCTAATCCCTGCGACTAGTTCCCCTCGCGACGAGGCTGTGGTCCTCCATCCTTTCTTATAAGACACCGTACCTTTAGTGACATCATAGTTTGGAGCCATAAACAAGTTGCTGACTCCAATCTCGACCGCTTTGTCAAATGTCGCAAGGCCAGGACCTGTAGTCTCAATGCCAACCCAAGGAGAAAATTCAACATCCCCACGACTAGTG